GCGCCGCAGCCGGTCCGCCGCCTGCGGGAACCGCGCGATCGCCACCTGGCGGCCGGCGTCGGCGTCCTTCGACTTGCCCGGGATGCGGAAGTGCCGCTTCCAGACCGCCGGCGCGACGCGGGTGACCGGGATGCCGAGGATCCGCAGCGCCGCCTTGATCTGCCCGTAGCCGTCGCCGAAGGCGAACATGGAGCCGGTGCCCTGCCGGCGGCCGCCCATCGGGGCCGCGCTCACCTGCTCCAGGCAGGCGGATACGTAGGCGCCCGGGTGCGCGGCGCGCAGCTCGCGGATCCATCGCACCAGCGCGTCCGCGTCGACCTCGTTCTTGCCGTCGACCCGCATGGTCGGCATGTCGAGCATCGGGCCGGGCTCGCCGTCGATCAGGGCAGCCAGGGCGCCGGTCAGGCCGGGGTCGATGCCGATGGTTACGCGCAGGGTCATGCTGCAATCCTCGTGTTGTCCAGGAGCCGCTTCTGCGCGGCCATCAGGGCGTCGTCGTCGCCGAATGCGGCGTGGAACGGCACGCTGCCCTCGGCCAGCGACGGGCCGAGCTGCGCGCGGTGTTGGGCGTGCGACCAGCCGGTGACGATCAGCCGGCCGCGGTGGTGCCAGGCACAGAGCCCGACGGTGTGCAGGTGGCCGCGGCGGATGCCGCCGGACAGCAGGTGGTGCGCCTCGACCAGCGGCCCGTCCGGGTCATGTTGGTAGCCGCGGGCGATGCAGCAGAGACAGCCGGCGCGTTTTACCGCGTCGATCCAGGCGGCCTCGGCCCGGGTCGGGTTGCCGGTGGAGCGGCCGCGCTTCATGCTTCCGCTCCACAGGGGGAGAACACATGGATTGCAGCTGGGTTGGCTGGTGCGGGATGTCGCATGAAGCTCAGGCGGCATGGGCGCAAGCGGTGCTGACTGCGGGCACCTTTGGGGTGGCGCTGACTCATCAGGCTTGGACGAACCGCAAGCAGGCGCGCAAGCTCGAAGTGGAACGCGAAGAGCGCCGCGCCGCTGAAGAGCGCAGCCAGCGGCTCCAAGCGCGCGCCGTGGGCATCGCATTTGACATGGCACTCCGGGTCTTTCTCAGCGGGATTAACGCCGTCAAGGAGGAAGGCATGCGACACGAGGGAGCGCTCGAGTTCTTGAAGCATGAGCGGCTTGGCATGGATGAGGTTCTGGCATTCGCCGGCTCCACGCCCTCCCTCCTGGGGGCTGCAGACGCCGCGCAGGATTTGCTCGCCTCGACCAGCCGACTGAGCACCTACGTGACCGGCTTCGATGTGGGCGACGACCTGACGGACGACGAAGCGCAAACGTTTGAGGCGATGCTCGCCGAAGTGAGCTCCGCCGCTACCGAAGTGAGGAAGCTGCTTTTCCCGCTGATTTTTCCGAACGACTAAGCGCATTGCGCCTCCTCCCTGTCCCGCCCTTCCACCATCAGCCAGAACTCCGCCCGCACCTCGTCCAGCATCACGTGGGCGTAGCACTCGGCGATGTGGGCCGTGATGCCCTCGAAGAAGGCGGCGAACTCGTCTTCCGCCATCTCATCGAAGGCCAGTGACCGCGGCTGCTTGACCGGTACCCGGCCGAGCTCGCCCAGGTCGACCTCGATCTCCTCGCAGGCGACGCCCGCCTCGCGCTGCAGGCGCTTCAGGGCGTCGTGCGCGCTCAGGCCCTCGAAGCCCTCGACGTTGTCCACCATCAGGTGGCCCACGGCGTGCGCGAGGCGGTGGAACGCGGGGTTGCGCGGCTGCTTCAGCTCGGCGCGGACTTCCCGGTTCACCGTGAGCTTGCGCTCCTTCATCAGCCGGCGGTCGATCGGGTGTGCGGGCACCAAGGCGCCCAGCTCCTCGCCGGTGGTCGGGTCGACCAGGCGGCGCACGACCAGGTAGATCGGCCGGCGGGCGCGCTTCGCCCGCACCTTGCGCTGGGCGGCGGTCTGGGTCATGCGTCGACTCCCGCGGCCGCAGCCTTGCCGGAGCGCAGGGCGCCGAACCCGCTGCGTCGACCCCGCGGCTTCTCAGGCTCGGCGACGATCTCCGGCTGCCAGTACTCCGGCAGGTCGTGGAACTTGAACCGCTCCGGCATGTACCCGACCCGCACGTCCCCCGAGGGGCCATTGCGCTGTACGCCGACGATCAGCTCGGCGGTGCCGCGGTACGGGCTGTGCCGGTCGTAGATCTCGTCGCGGTAGATGAAGATCACCGCGTCGGCGTCCTGCTCGATCGCGCCCGAGTCGCGCAGGTCCGACACGATCGGCCGCTTGTCCGGGCGCTTCTCCAGCTCCCGGTTGAGCTGGCTCAGCAGCAACACCGGGATGCCGAGCTCGCCGGCCATCAGCTTCAGGGCGCGGGTGATGTCGCCGATGCCCTGGGCGCGGTTGTCGCCGACCACGGTCATCAGCTGCAGGTAGTCAATCACCACCAGGCCGAGCGGCGTGCGGGCGTGCTGGCGCCGGGTCTGCGCGACGACGTGCTCCACCCGAGCATTGCGAGGCCGGCTGACGAACACGTCGGCGGCGCGCAGCCGCTTGCGGGCGTTGTGGGCGCTGCGCCAGTCGACCTCGTCCATGTGCCCGGAGCGGATCGCATCGCCGGCGATCCCGCCGATGCTCGAGACCATCCGGTCGCCCAGCTCCTCGGGCTGCATCTCGAAGCTGAAGAACGCGACCGCACGCTGACAGCTGAGCGCCACGTGCTCGGCGATATTTTGCGCCAACGTCGTCTTGCCCATTTTCGGGCGCGCGGCAAGGACGTAGAGCCCGCCCGGGCGCAGCCCGCCGACCAGCGAGTCGAGCTCGGTGAGGCCGGTTGGCAGCCCGTGCACCCGGCTCTCCGAGCGCGAGCGCTCCTCCAGCCGGTCGAACACCCGGTCCATGACCGGCGCCAGCGACTCCAGGTCGCACGGCTCGCTGTCGAGCAGCCCGCCGATACGGTTCTGCGCTTCCCCGACCAGCTCCACGCTGGTGCGGCCCTCGGGCTCGAAACCGGCGTTCACCAGGTCCGTGCCCACCGCGATCAGCCGGCGCAGCCGCGCCTTGTCCGCGACGATCTCGGCGTAGGCCCGGATGTTCGCCGCCGACGGCGTGGTGCTGGTCAGCTCCAGCAGGTAAGCGCCCCCCTCGACCAGCTCGGCCTGGCCTTGGGACTCGAACCAGTCGCCCAGGGTCACTGCGTCGAACGGGCGGTTCTGCTCGGCCAGCTGGCGGATCGCGCGGAAGATCAGCTGGTGGTTGCGGCGGTAGAAGTCGCCCTCCTCCACCACGTCGCAGATCTCCCACCACGCCCGGCCGATCAGCATCAGGCCGCCCAGGACCGCCTGCTCGGCGTCGAGGCTGTTCGGCGGGATACGCAGTCCGTCGCTCATGCCGCTTCTCGCTGCTCAGCCTGCCGGACGCGGTCCCACTGCAGCCCGATGTCGGTCAGCTCGTACTCGCCGGCTCGACCGACCCGCCAGAGGTCGAGCCAGCCGTTCTTCACGTAGTTGCGGAACGTGGCGCGCCAGTTGGCGTAGGTCTTCTCCTCGTTCTCGGTGAAGCGGTCAGCAAAGGCGAGCCACGCCAGTTCCAGGAAGCTGTCGGGGATCCCTGCCTTCTCCGCCCAGTCGAAGATTGGGTCAGCAGCGGGTACAGCCTCAGACCCGTGCAGCGACTCCATCCACTGGTCGAAGGTGAGCTTCTTCGGACGCGTGGTTGCTTTCTTGGTGGTTCTTGATGGTTCTTTACGGTTAGACCGCACCTCTGGCAGGGGTTCCTGCCGCATCTGCGGTGGTTCCTGCCGCATTTGCGGTGGTTGGACTGCCGCATCTGCGGTGGTGCCAGAAATGCGGGGGTGTCGGAGGTGCGGTGGTTCGGCAGCCGATTCAGGGGCCGAGAACGACTCCGGAGTGATGACGTAACGGGTGTGTCGACCATTGCTGCGATCGGCCGTTACCAGGCCGTGCTCCTCGAGCCAGCGGATGGCTCGGTGGACGGCCCGCTCGCTGAAACAGGTGCGCTCCGAGATGGTGGGGATCGAAGGCCAGCAGTGGCCTTGGTCGTTCGCGTTGTCGGCGAGCGAGATCAAGACGGCCTTCTGCGTGGGGGGCATCTGCAGCGGCCAGCAGGCCGCCATGATGGACGTGCTCATGGTTACTGCCTCAACTCCTGGCGGCACCCGGCGAGGTGCCACAGCTGGACGACGTAGTAGATGGCGCGCGCGGTGGCGTCCTGCGGGGCGCTCACGGCTGCCCTGCCCTCGCCGACTCCGCGGCGTGCTGGCCCACCTGGACGATCGCGGCCTGGACGGCGGCGCACGCGCGGGCGATGTCGGCGGCTTCGTTCGGGGTGACGCGGTTGTCCGCCAGAGCCTCGGAGATGATCTCGGCGAGGTCGCCCTTCGCAGCCGCGGCGGCGAGTACGGCGCCGATCATGTTCCCGGCGGCCGGCGCGTCGATCCGCTGCAGGGTGTAGCCGTGCTCGGCAGCGAGGGCGTGGAGGATCCGGTGGTCGCCGGTGACGCCCATGATCGCGTCGGCATCGGCCAGCGAGAGGATGTTCCGGTCGTTGTTGGGGTTCACCTTGCCGCGCAGGACCGCGGCGGACATGCCCAGGCGCGGGGCCAGGGACTCACTGCCGCCGGGGTAGGCGCGCACGGTGGCGTGTGCAGCGTCAGCCACATTCATGGACGGGCACCTCGAATGGAGACAGTCGCAGCCCGTGAGACGACGATGGCCCCATGGACACGACCAAAGAAGGAGTCGCCCTCCCCGCGGTAGGCTGCAGCCTCCACAGACACAGCCCGCAAGGAGGGCGACATGGAAATCGAGCTGAGGAACGCGCTGCTCACCAACACTTCGGCGATGCAGGCGATCGTGGCCGTACTGGCCAAGCGGGCGGCAGCAGCCGACCCAGGCTTCAAGGACGAGGTGCGTGCGGCGCTCAACGCCGGGACTCCGAACGCCGACGAAGCCACTGCGCGAGCGACGCGAGAAGCCCTGGAGGTGTTGCTGTCACTCTGAACCGGTTGGCCAGCAGCTCCACGGATCGGGGCTGCTGGTCCTTCTGGGACACGCTGAAGCGGTTGGCGAGGACGTCAGGCAGCATCCCGCAACTCCTCGCCCGCCTGCTCGGGCGCGGGGCCGAAGACGTCGGGGCGCCTGAGCTTGATGAGCTCTGGAATGCCGCGTGTCTTCCAGTTCTGGATTCGCTGCACGCCACCGGCTTTCGGGTCGAAGCCCAACTGGCGCGCGAGTTCGGCGGGGCCGCCAAGGCGGTCGATCACTTCTGCGTCGGGATGTGGCTTGCTCATGGCGCCGATTAAACACCATGTGTAAGCTGCTGGCAAACGTCGCGTGTAACAACGCCGCGTTTACCTGCGGAACACTGCCGGGTATGGATGACATGCACCCGACCATGCGGCGGCTCTACGACGCTGCGATCGCCGGCAGGTTGATTGAGGGCCAGCACCCGCAAGCCGAGCTAGCGCGAAAGCTGAACACCTCATCGCAGCGGCTGAAGAACTGGGAGAACCGCGGCGTAGCGCAGCAGGGTGCCGTGGAGGCACAGCTGATGCTTGGAATCAGCGCCTCTTGGGTGATGCGGGGCGAAGGCGACATGTTCCTGGTAGCGCTGGACGAGGCACACCGCAGTGACGGCCCAGGCCCGACCGAGGGGGTCGTGGACGGCTTCCCCCCGGCGTCTCTGACGGCGACGCCATTGGTCCCAGCTGGTGCGACGCCCTCCGGCTACGTTCGCTTTGACCTACTGGATGGAGCGGGCGGGATGGGGCTAGGCGTGGTGAACCAGGACTATCCGGAGGTAGTCCGGCAAGTCGAAGTCGCCGAGTGGGAGGTGCGACGAAAGCTCGGGTTCCTGCCTGCTCCTGGGCGCATTGCACTGATCACCGGCCGCGGGCCGTCCATGCGTCCGCGGATCGATCACGGGGACGTAGTGATGGTGGACACTACGGTCACCGCGTTCGACGGCGATGGGGTCTACGTCATCAACGTGGGCGGGGAAACCCAGATCAAGATGCTGCAGATGCGGGGCGACGGGCTCTACGTAGTGAGCGCGAACCCCGACTACCCTGCCTATCCCGTCAAAGAAGGCGACGGCCTGCACATCGGCGGCCGCGTGGTAGCGGCCATGGGCATTAAGGAGCTGTAGTTCGGCAGGCCGTTGGCGAGAGAGCCCGCCCGTCGCACACCTATTGCCCAGCCGGAAGTGCGGCCGGCTTAGTGACTGACTCGAGCAGAAGCTCCGCGCCCGAGGGCAGGAACACGCCCTTTTTTACCTTCCCGTCGACGTACTTTGGGAACGAGTGCGGCAAGTAGTTTTCGTACAGCCAGATCCTGAAATCACCGAGCGCTTGAACTGGATAGATCCACGCTTCGACAGGGTTCACTGCGGCCTGCGGAAACCAGTCTGGGAAATTGTGCGGATGCTTCCTGCGCGGGCCGTACCTGCTGTCCAGCTCAGCGGCCTGCCAGTGAGTGCTCCACATCCGCCCTACGCTCAGGTCGGGGACGGTGTGCTCATCAAGCGGGCATCCTTTCTGGATCATGTGCACTACGACGTCCGCGATCTCTCGGAATACCGAGAAGTACCCTACCGGCACCTGATCATTCAACAAAATCCGCTCGTGAAAGTTCTTCCAGGACTGAGGGATCTCGTGTGCCGGGTCGTACCCGCAGCGGTTGTAGATGAACGAGCGGAATGACGACCGGGCCAAGATGCGGTAGTTGCGGAGAGCAGTCTTGTTGGCCGCTTGCTCTGCTTCGAAAGCGTAGTACTCCAAGACCGCCATGCACACAGCATCTGGGTAGGCGTGAGACTCTCCGCCATTTCCTACCGCACGCAGATAGAGGCCCCGGCCCGAGTAGCCCTGGTTCGCCAGTAGCGCGGCGATCTTCTTTCCCCTCGGCTTCGACTTCTCTTCCTGCCAGTTGTTCGCCATACGAATCAGCACGGAGTTGTCGATGCCGCACATAAGCGCGAGCCCCCGCGCTGTCAGATAAGGCGTGCCGTCATTGAGCACTCCCATCTGGATGCCATCGATCTCTACTTCCTTGATCGGGAACAAGTCCAACTGGGGGTGCTGCTCAACAAGCTCGTTCATGACGGTATCCCCTTGATCTATAAACAGAATGGGGTGCTGCCCCCTACCCCAGTTCCGATCATATCAGCCCCCCACGACGTCGGTAGCGGGACGCCCGTTGGGCCGTGGAGCTCGACTACTCTCGGCCAGATCGCAGTGTCCGCATACGGCCTAGAGTCAGACTAGTCCTACCGCAAGAGCCTATAGCCCCGCGCCGGCGGGGCTTTTTTGTGCGCGCAGGCCCCAGACTTAAACAGCCTGTTGACTCTCGTCTAAACGTGGTGTTTAATCCGCTCCAACGCCCCATCACACCCGCCAGATCGGCGGACGGGGCTAGGAGACGAAGATGGCCCGCAAGTCCAAATTCTTCCGCGACGCCCACGGCATCCAGTTCCAGGACTGCCCGGCGTGCGACGGCGCCGGCGAGATCGTCCACGAGGCGAACACCGGCTACGGGATCGACCACGAGAACGAAACCGCCGACGAGTGCTTCGAGTGCCTGGGTGCCGGCGTTGTCCGGGTGACCCCGGTCGACATCCTCGAATCGCTCGGTGAGGCCCGCCGGCTGTTCCGTGGCCGCGGCATGGCCTACCAGGACCTGCGCCACAAGGCGCTGCGCCCTGCATGGGGCCTGCAGCACGCCGAGTTCATGGCGAAGGTCGATCGCGTCGCTGAGTGCGTGCGCGAGATGCGGCTGCAGGTGGCGGCATGAGCCCGGTCGTCGAGAAGGACTGGATCACCGCCGCTGGCCTGCGTGCCGTGGTGTTGCTGGTCGGGGGCGGGCGTCATCGGTGCGGCTACGTCGCAGTGCCTGAAGGCCATGCGCTGCACGGAAAGGACTACAGCTGGCCGCACGACATCGAAGTTCACGGCGGCCTGACCTATGCCGGTGGTGGTGACGGGTACCCGGTCGGAGGCGACGACCTCTGGTGGTTCGGATTCGACTGTGCGCATGCCTGGGACGCCCCGAGTGAGGCGTGGGTGCAGGCGCAGCGGGAGAAGCACCCGTTCCTTGAGCCATGGACTCCCCTTGCGCCCGGCGCGACTCACCGCGACCTCCCGTACTGCGAAGCCGAGTGCGAGTCGCTGGCGCGCCAGCTCGCCGCCCAGGCTGTAGAGCCGCCGGTGAACGCGATCCTGCAGATCGACCACGCGATCTTCGCCGGCACCGAGGGCGACCTGCCCAATGAGCGCGGGATTGAAGGGCTGCGTGCGGCGAAAGCGGCAGTCGAAGAACTCGCCCTCTGCGCCGAAGCGGCACGGAACATCCTGCGGGAGCGCGGGGTCAACACCGAGCGCATGGATCGTGCTCTGGCCGCGGTGCAGGGAGGCCAACCGTGAACCGCCGCCCCTGCATCCTCACCAGCTTCCCGGTCGCCTTCATGCAGGCGGACCCGGAAGGCCCGATCCCCTACCAGCCGCTCACCGAAACCGAGCGCGCCCGGGCCCGTGCGGCGAAGCAGGCGCACCAGGTCCGCCACTCCATCACCCCTACCCACCACCGCATCCCGACCGAGGAGGGCAAGCCGTGTCCGTGATCCAAGCCTCCGAGATGTTCCATGCCCGCCGCATCGCCAGCGAGCGGTGCGAGCGCCTGGGCTACTTCGGCGCCGACGCCCGGCAGCTGATCCGCAAGGCGGCGCAGCGGGCGAAGGACCAGCCCGCGATCGTCGCGGTGGGTCAGACGATCCCGCGCGTGCGGCGCTGCCACGAGTCCGACTGGACTCCGCCGGGAGCTGCCTGATGAACCGCATGGCCATCAGCAACCTCATCGACTCCATGGACCGGATGACGCCGGCCAAGGGCGAGGAATCCGTCCCGTCTGCGCGACTTCGCGAGCGCCACAGCGGGGCCGCGCGCCGCCGCGCCGCCAAGCAGCTCGGCGCAACCCTCCTGGTGTGGGCCGTCACCGCACTGGTCCTCGGCTACGCGCTGGCCGTCGCCCCCTGATCCCAACCGCGGCGCGGCCGCACAACCGGAGCACTCCCGATGTTCGAACTGACCGACCACACCGCGAAGATCGCCAGCTTCACGCCCATCGCCGAGAAGCACGGCGACGAGAACAAGCTCGCGGCCAGCCTGAAGCTGGAACTGACCTGCAGCAACGCCGTCCTGGACGCCTTCCACAAGGACCTGCGCACGGCGCTGTACCGCAAGGCGGGCTCGGGTGAGCAGCAGGACCTGATTGAAGGTGCCGACGGGCTGGTGGCGGTGAAGTTCCCGCGCATCGGCGGCCTGTCGTGGGACGAGGAGTTCCCGGGCTACGAGCTGTCGCTGTCCGGATTCATGGGCATCGCCGACTCGCTGGACCTGGTCGACGTGACCCTGAAGAAGTTCAAGTTCGAGCCGCTCGAGGGCGGCAGCGTGGCCCTCACCTTCAGCGCGGTGTTCCACCCCGACGCGGAGGAAGCCGGCCAGCTGTGCGCGCTG